CCTTAAAGGGCTTCTCAGCTTCACGCGGGCCGTATGCTCTTTAGATACCTTGGGTCTACCGGGTTTGAACAACGCACAAAGGTTACCAAGGTCTCTCCATTTTGCTCATGCTGAGAAAACGGCATGAACTTGAGATGCAAAAGCCACGGAGCCATTTGCTTGTACTTCGCCGGAAAGCGGCAACGAAGCTCGTTGACGTAACGGAAGTAATACTTGATCAGGTCTCGGCTGGACCGCATGAACCTGATCTTCTCGCCAAGAATCACATCCGAAAACAAAACCCAGAACAGCCCATAAGACGACATCTGGATCATGCCAGTGATCGCAACAGGCCGGTCTTCCCACATAACCGCGTAGTGAAACGGCTGACCCACAACGTCATGCACCGCAACATGCGGATCAACTTTGTGAATCTCTTCGAACTCGCGATAATTCGCTTGGATCATGTGCGGCAGAAACGCATCGACATGCTCATGCGTCAGGATTTCCAGCCTGAACCCGCGAGACTCAGGAAGCTTGCTGTCAGGATCATGCATCAGTCAGGATACAACCTCTTCCACGCTTGGTTCACGCGATTCACGAAGTCCTTGTCGCGCTTCACCGGGTTCATGTACCGCTCGTCCTGCATCATTTCGCGCACAGACTCTTCCGTGATCTTCTCGCCGCCAAAGATGTCGTCTTCACCCCCAACGCTGTTGCCCTTCATGGATTCCATCAGGGCTTCCATTGCCATGATGCCGTCAGCGGTCTGGAACATCCGCTCTATCGCACCAAGATGCTCCTTCGGAACGTTCTTGTGTGCAAAATTACTGGCCGCCTCAATGCGAGCAGAGGCATTGTCGCCCAGCTTTTTCTCTTCAGCCTCAAGATCGGGCTGCTTGGGAAGGCCAGCTTCGAAGTTCTTCTTGTAAACCTCAATGCCTGCGGCAAACTCTTCCTGCGACAAACCCTTTTCGTAAGCTGTCTCGCTCCACCAGGTCAGCATTTCGTTCGTGCCAGCCTGCTCGGGATCAATGTCCAGATTCTCGGGAAGCTGGTAGTCTCCCGGCGCAGCGGGCCTGTTGCCAAACTGCTCCTTGACCAGCTCTTCCTTGATTGCAGCCCGAAGCTCTTCGTCCTTCTTGCCAATCTTGCCTTCAAGGTTTTTGTACGCCTCTGCCAGCGCATCAACATCCTTGTATTTGCCAAGAATCAGGGTATCATCAGTGTTACCTCCCGAGTTGGACTCGTTAGTCGCATCTCCTGAGTTTGCACTGCCGATAACTTCAGCCCCGTCAGCGTCCTCCCCGTCTGACGGGGTATTTTTTAGAAGAGAGCTACCTTGTTCTTCAGCCATTGGATCGCACCTTGTGTCCGTGATCGATGTTGCTTTGAATGAGGCCAACAAGATAACGCTGACCCTCAAGATGCATCAAGGCATTCGCGTTCAGGTTATGCGGCCCGCTCACGTTGAGCAGCGTCAGCGACTTCAAATGCGCCAGAACGCGCTGACCAGCCGGAGTGCTGAACACTTCGGCATAGTTCATCAGCACTTCTATATCACTGGGGGAGAGTTGGCTGTCCTTGGGCGGGGGCTTCAGGGCCTTGACCATTCTGAGCTGCAAGTCCTTGCTGCATAAGTGACATAAACTGTCTACGAGAAGCTTCGTCACGAAGCAAGGACTCAGGCGCACCGAATTTCTCACGCAGGAACGCCATCGTCTTCCTTGGATCAATCTCCATCAGCAAGGCTTCAGGCCCAAAAAACTGACCGCCCATCTCAAGAAAGCGCGCAACAGACGCAATGTCCTCATTCGCCTGCGCCTGCGCCAAGGGCGACACAGCCTTTACCTTGATCTCCCTGCCATTGATTGCAGGAAGCTCAATCAAGCCCTTCTTCTTCAGGATATACACAACACGCTGAAGGAACGGCTCAACCAACTCAGCCTGCAACTTGCTGAAACTCGACCCCATCCTGCGGGAAAGATCAGCCATCCGCTCAGCAACCTCGGTTGCCGTAGCAGGAGTCTTGTCAGGATCTCCCAGCATGTCGTTGAACAGCGCGCGCTTGATGTCCATGCGCAACTGGCCCAGCATAAGCTCTGACACGTCAAACGACCCGGCAGACCCAACCGGCCTTAGCCCTTGTGAACCGGGACCAACAGGAATCACCGTGCCGGGAACAAAGTTAATCGTCTCCGGGTTGATGATTCCATCATCCTCCATCTGGTACACGCCAGCAATCGACATGTGCGCGTTCTGAAGAACAAGCTCCACGATTTCATTTGCCGTCTTGATCCCAGACAGGGCCTGAAGCAACGGACCGCGCCCGTAAACCTCGCCCGGGTTTGTATCCCACCGATACGCAAGGATAGGCGCAGATCCAATGCCGCGCTCTTCCTGCTCCCAAAGCAAGTGCTTGTCATCAACAGCAATCGCGCAGGTCTTGGTGACAATCTCGTTGCGAACAGACCAATCCCGGTAACAAACCTCTATCACGTTCGTCTTGTTCTCAGGATTCTTGGCCTTCTCCCGCATCTGGTCCGTCAGCTTGACGTTGCGGTAAATCGTTTCAAGCTCAGAATACTGAACATCGCGCCGACAAAACGCCTTGTAGTCAATCAGACCATCAGGCCCCTCGTCCAGAACCACGCTCGGCAGCGGGCACGCACGGCAAATGATCGGCTTGATCGAATCCCCTTCATCAACCTTCAGCACGCCCGTTCCAATCGACAGGTCATAAAAGGATTCGTGAACCTGCTGGGGAAAGTTGCTGTTCTGGATGACCTCAAAGACGTAATCCGTTACCTCTTCAAGCTGTCCGTTGAACTCTTTTGCCTCTGCGGGCGGCACTTCACCTCCCGCTTCCAGATCGGCAAACTTGGAGTAACTTGGTACAACCCCGTGCTGAAGTCGTGAGGTAAACTCCTGTACACCAACAACAGCCGTCTGGTCGAAAATCCGGTCGTCTCTTCGATCACCGGGGGTTTGGTTGGAAAAAGTCGCGCGATGAGGGATCGCAAGCTCATAGCACTCATCGAAAACGTGTTCCCACTGGGTACGCTTCTTCTTGGCCCGCTCGTAACGCGCCAGCAATTTCTCAGCTTTGTCTTCCATCAGAACCTGGACGAGTAGCCAGAACCAGAAGGCGCCGTCATCAGCGAGCGTCGACCAGCACCACCGCGCCGACCGTCCCGCGTAACACTGCTTTCAAGCGCAGTCTCAATATCATCACGCTTTTGACCCGCGCGCTCTTCAATCTGTGCACGCTTCTGCTCCGCAGCCGCATCCCGCTGCTCTTGCGCAGCCTGAATCTCAGCCTGAGAAGGTCCGCCACTAAAACACATGTCAGCTCTCCAACGTTTTCCAACACTTCGTGGCAAAGACGCAAAGAATCAACGCACAATGTCTACCCGAACTTGCGACCATAGCGACTCTCAAAGCCAGTCTTGGCCTGAATCACCTTTGGCATATAGCCGGTGCGCGCAACAAGAGCCTTACCCTCGCCAGCACCCAGCATCATGTACTGCAAAGAATCATGAACGTGCGAGTACTTCCCCTTGTCAGGCTGATCACGGTACTTCTCACCGCTTACCTGAACACGCTGATAGCAATACCCACCCGCAAAACCACGAATCAGGTTCACACACCGGCCATCAACAAGGAAACCAGCCCGGCCTTCCACCATCTTCGTCAGCTGAGACGACACAGCCTCAAGACGAATATCAATCCCGTTCGTGTTCGTCGGCCTTGCGTTCAACCCAGCCGCGCGCAAAATCTGAAACGGCGTCGATTCATCCGTCTGCGCCCGCGTATCGCCCGCAGGGTCTCCAAAAATAAAGGCATCACCAGCATGAGCAAAACGCGTCATCAACTTCTCACGAAGAAGCTCACTGAAACGTACAATACCCATGTCATAACTCACCAACTCATCCTGTATCAGCCAGCGGCCCCGTACTTTCTGTCCAAATGTAGCTGCGGGTGTGAGGCCGAAATCGAGACCGATATACACGGGGTGACCGGGAAAGATCTCGACAGGCTCTTTAGCGACGTGAGTCTCTGGCACAAACTGCTCATACACAGGCTTTCCATCCAAAACAGCGCCGAGGCGATTCATGACATAGACATCAATCCATGACTTCGCCTTACCCTCAATAATCCGAGTGTAGTAAAACTTCGGCATGTTCTTACGGTTCTCAGCCTTACGATTCGTCTCGTAACCAGCCAGGTTCCCGTTCTCAAACTTCTCAACCATCCCCGGAGGCTGGGTGTAAAAC